ACTTCTTATCAAGCGTAAAGTTAATGGGCCAAACGGTATGATCCGTTCAGCACCAAAGCTTTTAGACAAGCACAAGCAACCGATGAATGTAGCTGTTGGTAATGGTTCAAAGGTTAAGGTGCAGTACAAAGAGTGGGAAACTACTTGGAATGGTACTCAATATAAGGGCCTCGACTTTCAGGCTATGCAAGTCTTAGATCTTGTAGAGTATGCTAGTCCTGATGGCGCTGAGTTCGATGTTGAGGACGATGATGGAGATGAGTTGTAATGTGGACATATACACACGAGGATAAAACCTATGATGTGGTTTTGTTGTCTGATGAAGGTCAGGCAACATTCCAACTCTTAGCGACTGTCCAAAGCCGTATTGATGGCTTTCAATCTGATCTTACTATTGCTCAAGCGGCGGCAGTCGCATTGCACCAGAAGATGCAAGAGTATCTAGAAGATATTGCTATTGTCGAGGGCGATGAAACGGAGGAATAAACATGGGCGACTTTGTGGCCTATCAAAAACCTTGTCCAAGTTGCGGAGGCAGTGATCCTGTCTCCGTAAACGAAAATGGTTCTGCAAAGTGCTTCAGTTGTGGAACCTTTTTTAAAGATTATGAATCTGCAATGGGAGGCAATGTGGCAGACTTCAGTAGCTTCAAAAGATCTAACGACAATAATTCATTCCACGATACACAAAGTGTATTTTATCATGCACTAACTGACCGATCAATCTCACTAGATACTGCAAAAAAATATGGCGTCCGATCAGTTAAAGACGAGTCGGGCAAGATCATCGAACACCACTACCCAGCGTACATAAACAATGAAGAAGTCGCTACTAAAATTCGTAGAGAAAATAAAACATTTACTTGGTCAGGCTCACCCAAAGGAACTGGCCTTTTTGGTCAGCAAATTGCACAGACGGGCGGCAAATACATTACGATCACTGAAGGTGAGTGTGATGCTATGGCGGCATACGAACTTTTGGGGAGTAAATGGCCGGTTGTATCTGTTAAGAATGGAGCGCAGGGTGCAGTCAAAGACGTTCAAGAAAATCTTGAGTTCCTTGAATCGTTTGATACGGTGGTTATTTCTTTCGACAACGACAAGCCCGGAAAAGATGCCGCAAAAAAAGTGGCGCGTATTATCAAGCCGGGAAAAGCTAAGATCCTTAATCTACCGGCAGACTTCAAAGACCCTAACGAAATGCTCAAGCTGGGTCACCACAAAGCTTATGTTACTGCATGGTGGGCTTCAAAACTTTATACGCCGTCTGGAATTTTAAATGTCAGTGAAGAGCGTGAGAACTACAAGAAGCGTGAGAAAAAAGAATCAATACCTTACCCTTGGCATGGCCTTAACGACAAGCTTGAAGGATTAAGGCAGAAAGAACTAATTACTCTGACGGGCGGTACAGGGCTTGGTAAGTCTAGTGTCACCCGAGAGCTTCAGCATTGGTTGATTACTAATACTAATGATCGTGTTGGTGTGATAGCCCTTGAGGAAGATTGGAGGCGCACAGTTGATGGCATCCTTTCTATCGAAGCTAATGATCGCCTGCACATTGATAGTATCAGGGCCAAGTACAGCGAAGAAGAACTAGATAATTTCTTCAATGTTCTTTATGGGGGAAACAACGAGAATAGAGTCTACATCCATGCCCACCTTGGGATGAATGATGTTGATAGTGTCTTTAGCAAACTACGCTTTATGGCGATGGGCCTTGAGTGTAAGTGGATTATCTTTGACCACTTGCATATGCTACTCTCTATGACTACTGATGGCGACGAGCGCCGTAACATTGATTCTATTATGCACAACTTCAGAACGCTGGTAGAAGAGACAGGCGTAGGCTTGATACTTGTATCACACCTAAGAAGGATTGATGGTAATCGCGGTCACGAGAATGGTATAGAAGTAAACCTCAGTCACATGAGAGGATCGCAGAGTATCGCACAGTTATCTGATTCAGTAATATCTTTGGAGCGCAATCAGCAGGCTGAAGATCCTATTGAAGCCAGTACTACTAGGGTTCGTGTCCTCAAGTCTCGCTATACAGGAGACACAGGGATAGCTACCCATTTGTTTTATGACAAAGATACTGGTAGACTCAGCGAGATCGCAATGGAAGAAGAAGATCAGAATGAGATTGAACTATGAAATCAATAGTCTTTGATATTGAGGCTGACAGTCTAGAGCCTACAAAGATTTGGTGTATCGCCGCAGTTGATCCTGACTCTGGTGAAACCAAAACCTTTGGGCCTACTGAGATTGTCAATGGCCTTGCATTTCTTACGACTGCTGAGAAGCTGATAGGCCATAATATTATTGGCTATGATCTTCCAGCTATCAAAAAGATACACAACATAGACCTAACAGAAGGGAGGGCAATTATAGATACTCTTGTACTATCACGCCTCTTTAACCCAACACGGGAGGGCGGTCATAGTCTTGAGTCTTGGGGTTATCGTATTGGTCTTCAAAAAATAGATCATACAGAATTTGGGGAATACACCCCAGAGATGCTGAACTATTGTCGCAATGATGCCGTTCTCAATGCAAAGATGTTTAATAGTCTAAAGGCCGAGTCTCGTGGCTTCAGCCGACAGTCAGTAACGATAGAACATGACACCCTGAAAATTATTGCAGAACAAAGGGATCATGGATTCTTATTAGACATTCGTGCGGCTACACTCCTTGAAGCTGAACTGACTGATCGCCTCAAAGAAGTAGAGCGTGAGGTTCAGAAGACCTTCAGACCTAAGCAACTAAAAACTATTCTTCTACCACACTTCACTAAGACAGGTGCGCTTTCTAAGATGGGTCTTATTCAAGGTTCAGAAAAGAAAAGCCGACTGACACAAGAAGAATATGAAGAGCTTGCAACCAAGCGTAAAGCTGTACGCATTGAAGAAGTTCCTTTCAATCTTGGCTCACGCAAACAGATTGGTGAATATCTAATTGACTTTGGATGGGAGCCAAAGAAGTTTACTCCTACAGGCCAGCCAATCGTAGATGAATCTACACTCAGCAAGATCACAGACATACCTGAAGCAAAGCTTATTGCAGAGTACCTTCTTTTACAAAAGCGAATAGCACAGGTGTCCTCTTGGCTTAAAGCGACACATGAGGATGAGCGTGTACGTGGTTTTGTCAATCCTAATGGTACTATCACAGGCCGTATGACACACAACAGCCCTAATATGGCACAGGTTCCTAGCGTTTCTGCACCCTATGGAAAAGAGTGCCGAGCCTGTTGGACTGTACCGGAGGGCTATAAGCTAGTTGGTATTGATGCTAGTGGCCTTGAGCTAAGAATGCTTGCACACTACATGAAGGACGAGGACTTCAAAAATGAAATACTGCACGGAGACATACACTCAACTAACCAACGACTTGCAGGGCTTGAATCAAGAAATCAGGCAAAAACATTTATCTATGCACTCTTATACGGAGCAGGAGATGAAAAACTTGGCAGTGTGGTTGGAGGAAACAAACGTGATGGTGCGAAACTTAGAAAGCGTTTCTTCGATAATCTCCCTGCATTTAAACATCTTAAAGACGCAGTTGGACGAGCGGCTTCAAAAGGTTTCTTGAAGGGTCTTGATGGTCGTAAGTTATATGTTCGCTCTGAACACGCCGCACTGAACACACTGCTTCAGAGTGCGGGGGCTATCGTTATGAAACACGCTATGATAAACTTACACCGCGACATAAAACTTAATACTCTTGACGCACACTTTGTCTGCAATGTCCATGATGAATGGCAGATAGAAGCTATAGAAAAACAATCTGATACTGTTGGTCAGTTAGGTGTAGATGCTATTCGTAGAACGGGGGAAGAGCTTGAGCTTTTCTGTGAGCTTGATGGCGAGTACAAGATAGGAGATAACTGGAGTGAAACTCACTGAAACTGAACAAAAAATAGCAACCTATTTAGCGAAGGCGAGGTATAAAAAGGCCAGAGAAAGAGGTATTGTCGATAACAAAAAGGGGCCTCAGACTAACTACAGCACCGACTTGGAGGGCGTTGCCTCTGAAATGGTTGCCGCAAAGCTATTGAATCTTTGGCCTGATCTGCAAATAGAAAAAGTACCCGATCACGATTTAAAAATAAATAATATTACGATAGATGTTAAGGCAACAAAGTATCAATCTGGTAAACTTATAGCGGCAACACACAAAAAAGAGAAGGCTTGTGATTATTATATGTTAATGATAGGCTCTTTTCCAGAATATAGATGTGCAGGCTTTTGTAAAAAAGAAAATATTCTTAATGACAATACAATAACTAATTTGGGGTGGGGCGAGCTTCATGCGGTAGAGCAAATCAGCCTACAGCCCTTGGAGGATTTCCTATATGAAACAAGCTCACGAGCCTAACAGAGTCGGTGATCTAGCAGAACACTATGCCGTTACATGGCTGTGGGATAACGGCTATCATGTGTTCAAGAACTGTGGATGCACAGGGCCAGTGGACATTGTTGCCATGAACCCAGAAGGCGAGATCACTTTGATAGATGTGAAATCTTATAAAGACGGTAGGCTATCTGCAAAGACTTCACTTCAAAAAAAACTTGGTGTAAAGTATCTGCACTACAACTCAAGGACACGGAAGTGTCGATTCGTAAGGCATAGGAAATGAAACTTGACACATTAATTGACGATATATATGGACAGCTTTCAGTTTTATCCGAAGGCCGTGAATTTAATTTATCAGAAGAAGATCTAGACTTTACTCTAGCGCGTATGAAAGATTCCATCTTGGCTTGGGCTAGACCATCCGAAAGGAACTCAGAGTTTACTCTGCGTATGTCTAACATTGGTCGCCCTACTAGACAGCTTTGGTATGAGCAGAATATGCCCACCGAATCTTCAGGCCCAACGCCCTCCACACAAATCAAGTTCTTGTACGGACATATTCTAGAAGAGATTCTTCTCATGCTTGTCAGGGCCGCAGGCCATAAAGTTACTGACGAGCAGAAGGAGGTCGATGTTCGTGGCATCAAAGGACACATTGATTGTAAGATAGATGGTGAGATAGTCGATGTAAAGACTGCTTCTAAAATAGCCTTCAATAAGTTTCGTGAGGGCCGTCTGCGTGAAGATGATCCCTTTGGTTATATGTCCCAGCTTGCTGGCTACGAAGAGGCTGAGAAGTCCTCTGAAGGGGGCTTCCTTGTCATTAATAAAGAGACCGGTGAGTTGTGTCTGTATCGCCCAGAAGAACTTGATAAGCCTAGTATAACTTCTCAGATACAGCGCACACGAAAAGCATTAAAGCTGGCAACACCGCCAGAAAGATGCTATGAGTCTGTACCCGAAGGTAAGAAAGGCAACATGAAGTTAAATCGCAACTGTAATTACTGTGCTTATAAGTTTGAATGCTATAAAGATGCTAATAACGGTCAAGGCTTACGAACATTCAAGTATGCTAATGGGCCTGCTTACTTTACGCACGTTGAGGTTGCACCACGAGTAGAGGAAATAACATGAACCAGAAGACAATGAAGAAGATCAATCGTCAGGTAAGGGTTATTTCTGTTGAGTGGTTGCAAAGCATTATGCCAGAAGAAGAAGCAGAAAAGATAAACTTAAAAAACTATAAGCAGTTTCTCAGCCAAACGTCCCATTACTTTAACGATAAGCAATTCTTTACTTCTGCTTTCACAGAAAGGTGGACAAGAAATAAGCTGAAGGATTTTTATAAGAGAAATCCAGATAAGCCTATTGACAGCTACACTGCCGCTGATCTAAAATGAAAGCTACCACTCTTGAGGCGTTGATTTTCTTCTGCGCCAAACAACTGGCAGACGATGAAACAATAGATGATGACCTTCTATTTGAATTGTATGCTGTATTGAAGTTTCACTTTGAAGGAATACCTACAGTACATTGAAACCTAAAATAAAAAAAGGCTATAGAAAAGCTCGCGTTAAGCGGCCTACTGACAAGGCACCTGTCCGTGGATATGATTCTAATTGGGAGTATGAGTTACACTCAGGCATCCTGAACGATTGGAAGATTCATTCTGAGCAAGCCGCTTATATCGTTGAGCATACTTATCACCCAGACTTCATCCGCGAGATAGATGGCAAAAAGATCTATCTAGAAGCAAAGGGGCGCTTCTGGGATCACAACGAATATAATAAATATGTTTGGATAGCTAAGGCTCTTCCAAAAGATATTGAGTTAGTGTTCTTGTTTGCAGATCCTAATGCTCCAATGCCCCAAGCAAAGCGCCGTAAAGATGGCACTAAAAGAAACCATTCAGAGTGGGCTTCTTCTAAAGGCTTTAGATGGTTTTCTGAGGATAGTATTCCAGAAGATTGGATAGATGTTTCAAAGAGGGGAAGCATAGGTGATGATGAATGATCGCAAGCGGGAGCGTTTAGAAAAGTTTAGCCGCCATAAAAGAAAGAAGTACGAAGAGCGGTCTGACGAGAAGTACAAACCAATAAGAAAGCGCAACAAATATAAACTAAACATTAATGACTTGAACGACATTGAAGCGTTGGAATGAAATCACCATGCATAAAAGTCTGTAAAATAGAAAACGACATTTGCATTGGGTGCGGAAGGAACCTAAACGAAATAAGTAACTGGTCTAAATACACAACCGAAGAAAGGAGTAAGATCATTGGACGCCTATCAACAATACATACACAAAAGCCGATACGCCCGTTATCTTCCAAGTGAAGAGCGGAGAGAGACATGGCAGGAAACAGTAACTCGATATGTAAATTATTGGGGATCAAAACTTGATGTAGATGAACAAGTAGAAATCCATAAAGCTATACATGATTTAGAAGTCATGCCGTCTATGCGAGCCTTGATGACCGCTGGAGAAGCTTTAGATCGTGACAATGTAGCAGGATTCAATTGCAGTTATATTGCTATTGATAGTCCTCGCGCCTTTGACGAAATGATGTACGTACTTATGTGCGGTACAGGTGTTGGCTTCAGTGTCGAAGAGCAATATGTTTCTAAACTTCCAGAGATTGCAGAGGATTTTCATGCAACAGATACAGTCATTCATGTGCCAGATTCAAAAATTGGATGGGCGAAATCGTTTAGGGAGTTGGTTTCGTTGCTGTATTCAGGTCAAATACCAGAATGGGATACAACTAGAGTTCGACCTGCGGGCGCCAGCCTTAAAACTTTTGGAGGTAGAGCAAGTGGCCCAGAACCTCTTGTCGAACTCTTCAAATTTACAGTTAGATTATTTAAAGGAGCGGCTGGACGAAAGCTTACGTCCCTTGAATGCCACGATCTTTGCTGTAAAATCGCTCAAATAGTTGTTGTAGGTGGGGTTAGGCGCTCTGCGCTTATCAGCCTATCTGATCTTCAGGATGATGATATCCGACAAGCAAAGCACGGTGCTTGGTACAACACAGAACCACAGCGTGGTCTTGCAAATAACAGCGCCTGCTATACCAGCAAGCCTTCTTTTAATTTATTTAATAACGAATGGAGTAGCCTACATGAATCACAAAGCGGAGAACGAGGAATATTCAGCCGTGCGGCTAGTAAAAAACAAGCTTCAAGAAACGGTAGACGAGATAGTGACAGAGATTTCGGAACGAACCCATGCAGTGAAATCATCCTTAGACCAAATCAATTCTGCAACCTTTCAGAAGTTGTCGTCAGACCGAAAGATACAGCTAACGATCTTAGGAGAAAAGTACGAATTGCGTCTATCTTGGGTACTCTCCAAGCCACGCTCACGAACTTCCGCTACCTAAGAGGTATATGGAAAACTAATACAGAAGAAGAATCTTTGCTGGGCGTGAGTCTAACAGGGATTCTCGACAATCCTTTACTGACTCTTGAGAACGATGATCTTGATTTATTACTTCAGGATCTGCGTGATGTAGCTGTAGAAACAAATAAAGAGTGGGCAGAGAGATTAGGTATTCCTCAGAGCGCGGCTATTACTTGCGTTAAGCCTAGCGGTACGGTGTCACAACTGGTAGATTCAGCATCAGGCATCCACGGACGCTATGCCCCTTATTATATTCGACGGGTTAGGGCTGATGTACGAGATCCATTGTGCAAGGTCTTAGAAGACGCTGGAGTGCCTTGTGAGATGGATAACTTCTCACCTAGTACTAAGGTATTCTCCTTTCCCAAGAAAGCCCCAGAGGACGCTGTGTTCGCTTCTGAGCAGACAGGGATGGAGCAGTTAGAACTATGGGCAACATATCAAGAACACTGGTGTGAACACAAGCCCAGCATTACTGTATACTATCGGGACTCCGACTTTCTTGAGATTGGTAATTGGGTATACAATAACTTTGATACAATCTCTGGTATTAGTTTCTTACCGTATGACGAACATACCTATGCTCAAGCACCATACGAGCAGATCACGGAAGAGGAATACAGTGAAATGGTAAAAGATTTTCCGACAGCCTTTGATTGGGATCTTAATGAGTCAGATGACTTCACTGAAGGGGCGCAAACACTAGCCTGTGTTGGCGGTGCTTGCGAACTCTGATGGCTCAAACGGATGCAACAATAATAGGCTTCCGCATCCTGATAGATTCAGAAGGACTTTTTGTCACCGAAGCCACTGAACTTCCTGACGAACATATTGCAAAAGTATTTCGTGAAGAAGAAACTCAGATACTGGTTCGTGCGGCAATAAAGTCCTTTAAAGAAAACACGGGGGATATGCACTCTAAGATTGAAGCAGACATAGATGCTATCAATAGAATACTCTAATGATTAGGTTTATTCTTTTTTTAATTCTATCTTATAGTGCTGTAGCGGATACACTAGTAAGGACAGGATGCTCTAAAGATTATCCCGGCGTTCAGTGGTTTATCTACGAAGACGCTGACGGCAATCGTTATTCAACAAAAGATCCTAGATCTTGGGAGTGTGGCTTTCGTCGTTATTTAAACCTGTCTATGGAAAAAGAAACCGGCGATAAGTTTGATCCTGCCGTAGTTGATGTAGACTACAGAGATATGTTAGATCGTGATGAGCCTTGGGGAATGGTGCATCATTCAACTACTATAGGTAAGGCTGTTAGAGTTGGTAGAGATACTGTCCACATCTTTGGAGATGGTCGTACAGGCGATGGAATCTTTACGCTGGGTAGACAGGAAATACAATTCCGTATAGAAGAAGAACCTATCTGTGAGTTTGTAGACGAGCCGCAATGGTATAGTAGTAGTACTCGCATTGATTGCGAAGGGTATACCCAAAAGGGCGGTCAACAACTTATTTATTATGGGGAAGATGACGACAGGATCGTAACGTGGGAGCTAGGTGTGTTGGTATATGCCTCTCACAGAGACTATGGAGAAGCTGTACCTGTAGAGATCCTTGAAGAGTTGGATGAAGAGCATCCTCAGTGGACTAAATGGGAAAAGCGTGTAGTAGAATATAATAGAGTCTATGCGCTGTCAGGCGTCCATGTGCAATATAAGCTTGTTAAATTATATCTTGCACACTGGCACAGTCTGTATGATATAGAACGTATGACAACAGGTAAGCCCTTTGATGTTGCTCTTGGACATGGTATATCTTATCCTGATACCTGTGGCGTTGCTAAAGTTAAAACATACTTTAGTGAAGGTAAGCCACCATACTCTATGAGCCGTTGTAGTATATACACAGACCTACATGAGATTGGACACTCAGTAGGGCTTGCACACGGCCCAGAAAATCAAGCTTATCAGGCAACAGGATATATCTTCCCTGAATTTGGACACGGCTGGAATGATATTTGTAACACCAAAGATGATCTCATGTCTTATGGACGCGAGGGAGCCTTCCATTCTAATTCTAAATTGTACTGCGATGAGATCTTTGATGTGTGGTATGACGGGGTGTTGGCAGGAGGAACAGAGTTCTCAGACACTGCCAAAGCAATCAATAGAGTTAGATATAATGTGTCGCTGATTCACGACGAGAACAAGTACGTAGATCCAGCCGCTAGGCTACAACCTATGATGTCTATATCTAGGCGTATTGGTATAGAAGTTATAGACTAACAGGGTTTACTAACGTCCATTGCAGACGAAATTAGCCCACCTGTACTAGACCTATGGCGAGCCGTCTTCTTTGCAACCCCTTTAGGTTGCTTTGAAAATTGCTTGCCTTTTTTTGTGTCTTCTCTTTTCTTTGCAGACGTTGCGGCGTACTCAGAAGAGCTTAAAGATTCTCTAGCACTCTTAGGAAGATAGCGTTCACCTGTAGCCTTTGGCCCCTGTGTAGAAGGCTCACCAGACTTAGTTCCCCAATCTTCTTTTGTCCAATCCTTTAGGGACTGCTGAGACTTTTTAAGCGCCATTGTGTGTTTCCTCAATTTTATTATCCATGTTGTGAAGTGTAAGCACCCCATTTTGCTCCGTTATATAAGTAGCAATCTCTACAAATGAGCCTGTGTTAGAAAATAAATTACCAACAAAAGGCATATGAGTATGACCATATATAATTTTGTCAGATAATGAAAATGCTACGCCCATTTTTTGTTCAATATCAAAGGCTTTTGAAATAACAGTTTTTACTTTGTCTTTGCACCATTTTGAAAAAGACCAATAAGGTCTATTAAACCACTTTCGCACAACATTTATGTAAATATTTGACCAAAGACAAATGTGATATAAACTGTCACCAATCTTACGCACTCTAGGATTAATATTTTCATACTCATCCCCATGTACACAGGTTATTTTTTTGTTGCCGCTTTCGTAAGTGTACTCTCTGTAAAACTGTATCCCAGCTATTTTACTTGTATACTCTTTCAGGTAATCTAACGGATAATCATGATTACCAACTACATAAATTATTTTTTTTGTTTTAGCAAGTTTTAATAATTTTTTTAAAAAGTTAGTGTGATGTTCGTCCCAATAACCCCGCCCATTTATCATATTTGATATGTCAAAAATATCTCCTATAAGAATAAGCCTATCAAATTTTTCTGTATCTAAAGTGTTTACTGCGTCAACAGCACGACTATATTTATATCCTATATGAACATCACTCATCAATAAAGTTTTCACTTATATATAACCACCACCTTTAGCCTTATATTCCTTGGCAAGCATCTGAGCTTTACGTGCAGACCACTGCCCCGGCTTACCGCCTTTACCGCCTGCCTTAATCTTGTTAAAAAGGTTTTTTCTCATTGTTGGCTTGGTGTAGTTTCCTGCCTCATTAACTTTACTTCCTTCATTATATATTTGTCGTTCTAGATCAAAGATGCTTTTCATCGTCAACGCTCCATATCAAATACAGACTTGTATGAGACTTGACCGCCTTTAGAATACTGAGCCTTTCCTTTGTCAGCTTGCGCTAAAGGATGTTTACGCTCTAGTTCACTTATACTAATACCTCTACTTTTTCCACCTCGTCCTCCTTTTGGCCCACCAGAAAGTGAGGGAGTGTTTGGTGTTGGAGAAAGAGGTGGATTAAAACCAG